GAAAGAACAACTCGCCATCGGTGGTCGTCTGGTTATCCCGGTAGGCTCCACCTTGCGCACACAGAAACTCCTCAGACTTCGTCGCATGAGCGACGAGAATGATAAGCCACCATGACTGATTGGAACATTAATGTCCCTAATCGATTGTGATAGCTTAGAACGGTTCACCGACTTAAAGAGATCAATGATCTCTTCAGTTGGTGAGCCCTTCATCTGAAATTCCAAATCTCTCAAACACTCTCCGAGAACACGGCTCCTCCTATCGAGGACCTGCTGTTTCCCTGAGCTAACTACCAACCCATCAATGATGAGTTGTGAATTAACAGTTCCATATCGACTATGGATGTAATTCTTTCCAGGTGAAAGATCAAGTCCAAATTCATGAACTTGTTTTTTCCACTCTGGGTAGATGCTCGGGTTAGCCCTCATGAGGATATCATCTCCATTGATCAAATACTGATCGGATTTGAGTCCACAAAAGGAAGCAGTGCAATCATTCAAAAGACAAAGCAAAGGAAAAGAAAGCAGAGATCCCATCAACTGTCCAGAAGCCTGTAAAACAGGTTCTAGGCCCGACCCTTTCGGGTAGACCAACAGATGAGGGGAAATCTCTTTCATTGCCCAACGCTTTGTCGGTTCGTGATCGATAGATTCAAGAATGCCCTCTAAGAGAGCTTTTGAACCTTCGATCGCAAACGAATCGGTTGCGGCCGTGTAATCTCCAGAAATCCAAACATCATCAGGACTTGAATTGTCATATAATGCAGCGATTGCTGTATCAAGACGATTCGTCCCATGAGTCAGTTGATATTGCGGAAAGTCTCCTAAAGCGAGCCACATGGCTCTCTGAAGAGGCTTCAAGCAAAAGGTGTCACCTTTTCCAGCTGTAATCGTCCGAACCTTTAAGGGTTCAGCGATTGGCTCTACCCGGACCGGTAACGGTCCTGGTGGAGGAAAAGCAGGGAAAGTTAGACACTTCGTTCCACCTTCACCTTCTTTGAAGTCGAAGCTTTGGGTAAACCCAAATTC